AACCTTGGCTGGAAAAGGTATTGCCCTGCTGGGTGACCCGGGTATCCAGTGCCGCCAGCGCCCCCGCGCTGGCTTTTCCGTCTAGCTGTGCCTTCACCGCCGTAATATCGCTGGCGTTCGCCTGGTCACCACTCACCCGCGCCTGCGCCTCGCTGGTGACGCTTGCCTCGGTGGCCACCTTGCCGCTGCCGGCCGGCATGCGGGCTTCCATGGTGGTGATGCGTGACACCTGGGCGCTGTCGGCCGCCACGCGGGCGGTGCGCTCGTCAGCGACGAAGCCCTGCGTTACCCCTGCCAAGTCGTTGCCCGTGTAGTTGCCGCGCATCTGCACGGCCAGGGTGTTGCGCTGGCTGGCCTCGGCCGCCAGTGCGGTGACCCGGGCCTGAGTTTCGTCCTGGACCAGCGCCACGCTGGCGCCAGGGGTCGGGCGGCCGATGGCCACCCAGTCGATCAGGTAGTAGTTGGATACGGTCTGCGCCGTACCCGGCTGCAACCGGATCGCCGCCAAGGTGGCCGGCCACCACGCAACGTCGGCGGCATCCATGATCGCCACGCCGTCGCTGTCCCACGCCGGCTCGTCCAACACCAGGCGCTTGGCGGTGTTCCACGCACCGTCTGCCGTGGTGGTCCACTGCAGCACGCCGGCCCACGTCGGGGTGCCCACCTTGCGGATGCGCAGCTTCACGTAGCGGTACACCGCACCGTCGATTGCCAGCGCCGCCGGCGACTGCACGTAGGGATTGGCAGCGGCATTGGCCGGCCGCAGCCAGCCGTCCACCAGCGTGGGCACGCCGTTGCCGCTCCAGTCCTCCACGGTCTGGTCGAAGTACCAGATGCGCTTGCTGTCGAACTGGGTGCCGCTGCCGGCGGCCACCTCGGACAGCGCGCGCGACAGCGATTCCACCTCGCTCTGGCGCGTCTGCTGCTCGGCGGTGATCGCCGCCTCGCGCGCCAGCTTCTCGTTCAAGAGCCCGTCAACGCGGGCCGCAGACTCGGCGCTGATGGCGTCCATGGCCTGGGCGATGGCCGACACACGGGCCTGCGTCTCGGTGACCAGGTCGGCGGTGACCTTGGCGATGCCTTGGGCACGCGCGGCCGCCTCGTTGGCATCGGCCGCAATGCGGTCGGCGATCTCCTTTTCCAGCTTCAGGCGCTGCTCGATCAGCTGCTCGGTGGTGGGCACCGGCGTGGCTTCCACCACGGCGCCCTGCCCCGGCTTGCCGCGCACCGAGGCCGTGATCCGGAAGAACCACGTCTGCCCGCTGCCATCGCTGTAGAGGTAGCGGGTTTCGGTGGTGCGGTAGATCTCCGTCCACGGCCCCTGCTGGGTCGGCCCACGCTCGATGACGTAGACCACCCCGGCCTGGTCGACGGCGGCCCATTCGATCAGGACGCCATCGGCCACCGGCTCCGGCGTCACGCCCTCGACAGGCGGCGTGTCCGGGGAGACGTAGATGGTGGGGAACCAGGATGCGCGCCGGGGCGCCGCCGGCGTCACCGACGGAAGCGCGCCCGCCCCGATATCGATCAGGGTGTTTTTCCGTGCCTGCATGTGAATTACCTTGCGTTGAGTGCTTCGCGCATTGCCGAACTGCTACTGGTGCGTACGCCCGTGGTGGTGACCGACAGCAGGTCACGGATCAGCTGGTTCTGTTCCGCCAGCAGGGCGTTGCTCTGCTGCAGCGCTGCGTTGGTTTCGGCCTGGCCCTTACCCTCGACCACCAGATCGAACACCGCCCGGCTGAAGTTGTCCGGCAGCGCCTCGATGGCGTCTGCCAGCTGGCCCATGCTGGTGCCGTCCTCGGTGTCGAGGTTGCCCACCTTCATGCTGTCGATCAGGCCGGTCACCTGGCCATACAGGCCGTTGTAGTCCTGCCCGCTGGCGTAGAGGTTCCGACCAAAGCCCAGAGCCGCCTGTGCGGCCGCCTGCGCGGCGCTGGTGTCGCCACCGGCCACCGCACGCTCCAGCTCCTGCATCGTCTTCTGGAGCTTCTCCTGGTCGGTCAGCCGCGACAGGTCGCTGGTGTCCAGCCCATACCGCATCGCCTTCTTGTCGGCGTCGATCTGGGCCTGGAGCTTGCCCATGTTCGTCGCCCGCAACGCCTCGATCTTGGCCAGGTCCTCGGCGCGGGCACCGGACAGGCCCAGCGCCTTGGCGTAATCGTTGGCCGCCTTCACCTGCTGGCGGTACGTGCGTTCAATCGTGAGCGCCTGCGACTGGTACTGGGTCAGGTCGCCGGTGAGCAGCTGGGTGCTTATGTCAGCCATCAGGCTGGCGTAGTTGCCCAGCAGGCCGCTCACCTTCTCGATCTGGGTGGCCAGGTCCGTGCCGGCCACGCTGGCCAGGTCCTGGAAGTAGTCCACCGCCTTGTTGACCTTCTCGATCTCCATCGAATTCAGCGCGCGGCCGAGCTGGTCGGCGTTGCCCACCGCCAGCGCGATGGACGCACTGAGCGCGGAGAAGACGTCGGACGCCTCGAAGTACCCATCCAGCTGGCCACCGAACCCGGCCGCCTTCACCGCCTCGGTGAACAGCCTGTCGGTCATGTCGCCGAGATAGGCCTCCAGCTGCGACTTCGCCTCGGCCGAATCGGCCGACAGCTGCAGCTTGCCCAGCGACACCTTCACCCCGGCCAGCTGCCCCGACAGGTCGACGCCCAGCTGTTTGGCCAGGTCCGTCGTGGCGCCGCGCACCTGGCGCGCGGCCATGTCGAAGGTGCGGTCGATGCCCGGGTCAAGTGAACCGTACTGCGTCCACTTCTTGTCGCTGCGGAACATGCCTCCCTTGGCCTTGATATCCGCATAGGACTGGCCGTCGAATCCACCGAAGCCGTAGCTGCCGGTGAGGCCCTGCCCGGTCACCTTGGGTGCGCTGCGACCGAACAGCTTGGCGTGGATGCTGGACCCGGACAGGATCGATGCGGTCTTGTCGTTGAAGCCCAGCCCACGGAACCCCTTGTCCGCGAGGCCCACCGCACCGGCGGTGGCGATCTTGCCGGCCCAGCTTTCGCCGTTGGCAATATCCCAGCCTTGGTCGAACAGCTCGGCGTTCTTCATCATGCCGGCGACGATCCAGCCAATGATCGGCACAGCCGCCGCAGCGGTCGAACCGGCCGCTCCCGCGCCAGCTCCAGCACTTGCACCACCGCCTGCGAAGCCGGCCACGTTGCTGCCGAATCCAGCCATCGAGCCGGCCGACGAGCCGATCCCAAAATATGCATTGGTGGCACCGGCGGCGGCCGTTCCCCCGCTGAACAGCCCCTGCCCCTTGGACAGAATCCCGGCGAGATTGCCAACGTTCTGCCCACCACCGGCCGAGCCGTTGCCGCCGAACAGCCCCATCAGGCTATCCATGCTGAAGCCGCCGCCTTGGCTGCCCCAGTTGCTGATGCCGTCCATGATCCTGGTCTGGATCGGGATCACCAGTTTCTGCTGCAGCAGCTCCCGGGCAAGGTCGCGCAACCCCTGCTTTGCCGTGTCCTTCAGGTCATCCCACAGACCGTTGAAGTCACGCAAGCCACTGGCCACGAAGTCGGCCATGGCGTCAGCGGCGCCGTCCACGCCATGCAACACGACGTTCGCCCAGGCTTCGACGTTGGCGGCCCCTTCTTCCACCTGAAGAGATAGGGCCGCCGCCGCATCGGCGGCGTCCAGCATCGACCGTTCGTACTGCTCGTAGCTGCCCGCCCCCTTGGCCAGCGCCAGTGCTTCCTTGCTGCCGGCGGCCTCGACTGCCTTCTGCAGTTCCTGGCGCATGTCGCGTTCGTTCATCAGCTGCCGGCGGTACAGCTCGCGCGCGCGGCCGACTTTGCCCAGCTCCGCCAGCTCGCCGTTCATGGCGGCAATCAACGCCTCGGGGCCACCTAGCGCCTGCTCCACCTGCGCAGCGACCTTCGCATATTCCGTGGCGCTTTGGGCCATCAGTACGTTGGCGTCGCCTTGGGCGATGTTCCCTTTTGCCACAAGGGAGTTGTACTGCGCCATGTTCTGCAGGTGCTTGGTCATCGCCTCATCAAGAGGCCCCCGCATTGCCGCGGCGGCCCGCGCCGCCTGCTGCGCGAACCTTTCAAGATCGCTGACCTGACGCGTTTGGGTGGAACCGCCTGGTTTTGCCTTCTTCTTGCCGTCGTCCGCCGGCTTGGGGACGGGGTGGTTCTTGAACACCGACTCGGGCAGAGCCTGGCCGTCATCGATGATTCGAACGCCAGCCGCCTGATCCAGCAAGCGTCGATGTGCAATCGTCGCGTCGATCTTATCCAGTTGCTGCTGTTGCTCTTTTGCGTAGGCCTCCCAGCTGGCGACGTTGGAAGCGCCGTTGGAGGCGCCAAACACGGGGCCCTCGTACCACTTGGCTTGTCCCTTGCGCGCCCGCTCTACCAGGTCTTGAGCCGCCCCCACCCGCTCTTGCACCCGCAAGCGCTCTTGAATCAACCCACTGTCGTTCTTCTCCGACAGAGCCTTCGGCGCCTGATTCAGGATCTCGTACAGGCCACCTACCATGGCCATCGCCTCGGCAGCCTTGGCCGCGAGCAAGATCATTCCTTCGGCTGCAGACGCGAATCCGTCACGGACGGAAGGGTCGTTGAGTGTCCCCGTAAGATCGTTGATCGCCCCGGTTACGCCCTTCAGCCCTTCTCCACCGGTGTCGCCCGTCAGCAGGTCGTTGAGCGTGTTCTTAAGCCCTATGACCGCCCCGCCAAATGTGTCGCGGGCGGCCTCCGCAGCCCCGGCGTAGCTCTCCCCCATCACATCAAGCACCATTGCCTGCGCTTCGGCCAGGCGCCCCGTGTCCTCCAGGGCCTTCATCACCTGTTTTTGCGATTCCTCAAATCGGAATCCTTGCTTGGTGAGCGCCGTGACACCTTGCGACGGCTTCTCCAGCGCCTTGCCAATGGTCTCAGCAGATTGTTCAATGCCCTCGCCAAGCCGTGCGGACTGATCGATAGCCATCTGCAGCGCGCGCGGGAACTGTTCACCCACGATGCTGCTGTAGGAGAGCAGGCGCGTTTGAGCCTTCACGATCTCACCAGCGCTGTGCGTGGTGGCTTGGGCCATGGTGTCGGCCATCTTCATCAGCTGCATGCTGTTGAAGCCAGCCGCCTCGCCGGTAGATCGAAGCACTGCGTTGAGCTGTGCCAGCTCGTTCTGAGCGTCGATGGTGTTCCGAATGAAGGCAGTTGTGATAGCGCCTGCGGAGATCACGCCGCTGAAGGCTGCGAACTTGGCCGACAATCCACTCAGCGCACCGGAGATTCGCCCCTGCATCTGGGTCATAGCCTGCTCGGCTTGCCGGGCAGCCTTGCCCATGTCCTTTTCGAAGCTCCCCGTCTTGGCGAGCAGGTCGACGGTAAGTGTGTAGAGACTCATGGGCACTCCAAACGAAAAAGGCCCGCTGTGTGCGGGCCTTGGGATACGTCTCAGGGGATGGTGTTACTTGCGCAAATGCTCGATCAGCTCACGCTGCTGGGCGCGAGCCTGCGCCAACCTGGCCAGAACGGAAAGAAAGATGGCTATCCCAATGAGACCCACCCCGAGCGTTGCGTTGGTCAGGGTGAACAGCCCCCCGATCAGCAACAACACACCGACAAAGATCAGCACCCCGGTTGCCGCGGATGTACGCGCGGCGGCAGGCTTCTCTTCGGGGTCGCCATACACTGTGCGTCGAAACTCCTTTAATTCTTCCAACATTCCGGTTGCTCCGTTTTGTGTCGTGGAATTGTCGCACTAGCCTGTTCATGCCCCAAGTTCAGCCAGGGATCTCTTCAAATTCCATGTACCCGGTGAAGTACTGCCGACTGATGTTCTCCACCGTGGGCAACTGGCTCGCGTAGCCATACAGCGCGGTGCGCGCGGCCAGCACCGGGTCGAATGCCTTGGTCATCATGTCCCGGTACTGCGGCACCACGCAGCCGCGCCGGCGACCGGATAGTGCGATCCCCACCGTCTCCCAGTCGGTGCCGGCCAAGCCTCCCTTGCGCGCCACTTCGGTCGGCCGCCCGCTTAGCGTGGCGGTCAGCTTCCGATAGGTCGGCCCCGGCACCGTGTTGACCTGGCTGCCCTTGGTCCGGGTGTGCACGCTGCTATCGATGCGTGCCACCGCCCAGCCGTCCGCGATGCCCACGTCCACCGCGCTAAACACGGCGATCTCGCCCACATCGATGTTGGTCACGACGGTGGCGATGGTGACGGCCACGGCGCTAACCAGCGCATTGCCCGTGGGGAACAGCCAGGCGCATACGCTGCCGTCGGGCAGGCGAATGGTCGTGGCGCTGGCGCCGGCGGCCGTGACCAGTACGCCCGGTGGCACGTTCAGGCCCAGGACCGCGATGATGCCCGGCACAATGGCCTCGGCCAGGGTGATGTTGATGGCCAGCGCTCCGGTACGCGCGATGCGTGCCCGACGCGCCGGCCTGCCGTCGAACAGCGCGGCGCCCCCATCGTCGGTGAGCCAGGTGCCGCCGACCAGGGCGACCGACGCCGGGGGAATTCCATAACCAATCAGCACCGCATCACCCCCACACCGTCAGCACCACGTCCCCCGTGGCAGGGTTGCGCTCTACGCGCCGGACCAGCACCGGCTTGCCGTCGTGCAGGTCATATCGGTTGTACGTCAGCCGGCCCACCTGACCCGGCTGCGGCGCCAGGTCCTGGTCGCCGCGAACGCTGACGCGGTAGAAGAACCGCTGCGTGCGGTAGATCGACACGACGCGCTCTATTTCCGCCTGGGCATCCCCGGCATCCCAGAACAGAGAGATCACCGGATCGGCCGAATCGGCCCGCCGGTAGTGCGGGTGCAGCGGCGCACCGCCGTACACCTGAGCGCGGAACAGCCCGGACAGCTCGTCGCGGCGCGCCTGCGGCACGTCCACTACGTCGGTGACCATGTCCGATGCGGCCAGCGCCTGCGCGTTGGGTCGGTAGGCCATGCGGCGCGTCAGGTTCGGGGCATCGTCGGGCACCGCCAGAAGATCCTCGGCCAGGTCGTCCCCGCCCAGGTTGAAGGCGGGCGGGCCGTCGAACGTCTCAGGGGCGACGACGCGGGCGAACCGCAGGACCCCGTTCGGGTCCTGGTAGCACCCCACCCCATAACTCGGCAGCATGGCGTTCATGGCGTCGCGCCCGGTCACCGCATTACTGGCGTAGTAGCCGATACCGGCATAGCCTGTGGCCGCGTCAATGGCCGAGCAATCGGCCGCCGACCATGCGGCCTTGCCCAAGCGCCCCATCAGATCCGCCATCGCCTGCCGCAGCTTGGCCGGCTGCTGCCCGGGCCCGACGCTCGACACATCGGCCACCACCGGCGTGACCGGCGGCGACTTCATCAGCAGCTGCTGCCCGTCGGGCGAAACCGTGAACGTGCCGGGCTCCATCAGGTCGGCCCGATCCATGACCGCATCTGCGTAGATCGGGCCGTCGGCCACGAACATGGCCGTCGCATCCGAATTGGCGCCCATCGCCGGCACGCTGGCCACCGCACCGATTACCGCCGGCTGCGGCTTCCACGCCAGCGCGGGGATGTTGGGCAGGAACACGCCGCGGTTGATGGTGGCATCCAGGTCGTCGTGGGCGTCCCGGAAACGGAAGGTCTTGCTGCCGTCGTCGTTGATCTCGATCCGGTCCACCGTGAACCGGAACACGTCGGTAGCATCGGCCAGCATGCCACCCAGTGCGCCGGCCCGGATCTGCACCGGCAGGCCAGCCCCACCGCTGAGTGCCAGATCATCCAGCAGCCCGTCGGCATCCAGCACGACGCACTCGGCCGCGCTGGTTTGGCTCACCGGGTCACCGCCCCAAGGCCAGAAGTTGATCTCGCTGATAAGGCTCAAGCCGTCCGCGAGCAACCCCTCGTAGCGCGCATTGGCCGGGCTGTCACCGGGCGCGGTCAGCCAATCCATGTCAGCCAAGCGGGTGATGCCCGACACGGCACCAGGGAGCCGCCAACCCGCGTCTGCGGCGGCGCTGCGCGCTGCCCACTGGCCGGCGTTCACCGCCATGCACAACCCACCCGCCTTGGTGGCGGAGAGCGTCGCGGCGAAGTGCAGTGGGCCAGCCAGGTTGATCTCGCGCTGGTGCACCTGCGTGCCGTTGAGGTACAGCTGCAGCACTGTGGGGCTGCCGAAGGTCAGGCGCAGCCCCACCATGTCACCGTGCTTCACCGCCGGCAGCCCGCTGGTGATCGCGCCGTTGCCCTGCAGCACCCGTCCGGTGGCCAGCTCCCAACCAATGCCCGCAGCGCTTGCCCCGGGGTGTGCCTCCAGCGGTGCGGCCGGCGAAACGACCCCGACCATGGCGACCAGTACGTCGTCACCCCAGACAGCGAACTCAACCCCGGCGGTGCCAGTGCTGAGCGCGAAGTCCGAGAGTGCCATGCGGCCCAGGTCGGCAGCGGCGGTGGTGGCCAGCGTCAGCCCGCCATCGCGCGCGGCCAGCAACGGGCCGATGGGTAGCGCAGCGAAGCGCCCGAAAGTGTCAGCCATGGGTTATCCCAAATTGTCGAACCAGTCCTGCGCCTCGTCCTCATCGGATCGGGGCACCAACACGTCCATGAAGTCCTGCATGCCGCGCTTGGTGCCAGCCTGGCTGTGCGCGGCGGTGGTGAAGGCAACGAAGGCGGCAGGCTTGATGTGCAGGGCGACCGGATCGATGGGGTTCCGTTTGTGGAACTCCCACCATTCCAGGTACTCGCGGCGCGACATGGTCGCCCGAAGCTCGGCCACCGTGCGGTGCAGGTGACCGGCCAGGACGTGCCAGAACCAGGCCTCGCCGCGCTGCCTTAGGCGTTTCCCGCCTCGGCCTGGGCATCAGCGGCTTTCGCGCCAAAGCCGGAGTGCTTCATCGCCACCTGCTGCAACTCGGCAGCTACCAGCGGCTTCAGCTGAGCGGCCTGCTTGTCGGTCATGACCGGCTTGCCGTCCTCGTCGCAGATTGTGGAGGCGATCAGCTTGGCGCGGTCGCCATCCTGGAACAGCTTGCGGAACTCGGCGTCCGGCAGTTCGCGCACATAGAACTGTGCCTTATCGCCATTCGGGAGGGTGACGGTATCGGCGTGCACGTCTTTGGACGCGAACATGCCCAGGCTGGTGAACGCCTGCAGCACGCTCTGCTGGCTGGCGACGGTGTCGGTCGTGATTTCGTTGGTCTTGCTCATGGGCCGTTTCCTGAAGTGGTGGCTGGGCGCGCAGGCCGCGCACGGCTAACACGCGGGGTTTCCCGCGCGCCCAACCAAAGAGAAGGCCCGCCGAGGCGGGCCGAAAGAGAGAGCGCCGTTGATGCGATCAGGGCGCCGGGCGGTGGGTGGTGACCGCGCCGGAACCGCGGATGGTGATGGTGGCCTTCCAGATATCGTTGTCGGCGACCTGGACCGCGAAATTCTGGACGAAGCCCTTGAACTGCTTGGACACCACGTCGGTGGGCGGCGTGATCACGCCATCCACAGCCACGGGCTTTTCAACGCCTGCGGTTTCCGACTTCGGCGCGGTGACCAGGAAGTCGACGACGGCGCCACTGGTATGCAGTGCCTCGATCTTCTCGTGGTCGGTGGCGTCGTAGTTGATCTCGATGGTGGTGCTGCCAGTAGCCTTGCGGCCGGCAACGAACTGGTCCCAGTCATCATCGAAGTCGGAAATGTCGATTTCCGACGCCTGGCCGTCAGGGAAGCCGACCGAACGCAGGCGGGTCACCTTGATGACCTCGGCCGCAGCGATAGCGATAAACAGCTGGGTATGCTTGGACTTGATAACGCTCATTGGGGTTTACCTCTCGGATGGGGCCCGGTCGCCGGGCACAAAAAAACCGGCTTGCGCCGGCGGCTGGGTTGCAGTGGTGTGTTGCTACCGGATAGCCAGGAGCCGCACGTCGAAGGAAATGCCGAAGGCGCCGGTGTCGCCGTCATCAGGCGAAGGGTTGTAGGACTCGATGCTTCCGCATCGCTCGATCTCGGTCCGGATGGCCACCGCCGCGGCATTAGCCTCCGTTGCGCTGCCACCCCAGACCACAAGGCGGACACGCCAGCCATCGGCCGGCGGCGGGTCGTTGAGCTGCGGCAGAGGTGCACCGCCCACAACGTCCCAAGTTGCATAAGGGAGCCCAGCGCCCTCGGGCGCGACCCTGGGCCAAAGCCGCATGGGATCATCGCCAAGCTGCGCGCGCACCGGGGCGCTGGCCTCCAGAATCGACTGGATCAACGGCACCATCATTTCCACCCCCTTGCCTTCATCAGCTTGTCCATGGCGGCCACCGTCTCGTCGATGATGACCTGCGCGGCCTGCGGCCCTCTGGCCTCCGCTGCCGGCGTCAGGAACGGCTGGGCGGCCATCTTCTTGCTGCCGAACTCCACGTGGCGCCAGTAGTACGCCCACCCGCTCTGCTCGTAGAGCTTGCCGGCACGCCGCATCCGCCGGTTGCGCTTCGTGTTGGCATACTTGACCCGCTTACCGGTGCGGACGCCTACCGTGTAGTACTCGCCGTCTGTGCCCACACCCGCCTTGCGACGGTTCTTCGCGTTTGCCCGGCGCACGACGATCTGGGTTGCCAAAAAGCCCGACGCTCGTGGGACGCGCTGGCGTGCCTCGTCGCGGATCAGGTTGCCGCCCTTTCGCATGCCGACCTGCAGAGGCTTGCCCCTGACTTCCTTGGGCAGCTCCCGCAGCGAAGCGAGCAGGCCCGCCAAGCCACGGATTTCAACTGGCTCAGCCATCGGAAACCCCGGCATCCACCATCAGGTTGATGTGGCTTCTGGCGGTGGGGTCCGGCAGCGCTGCCCGGATCGCGTACGCCTGCCCGTCGAAGGTCACCCGCATCGTGTTCAGAACGCCCGGCAGATACGGAATTTCCATCCGGGCGGTGACCTGCCCATGCTCGGCGCTGGCCGCGGTGAACTCGCGCCCAGACAGTGGCACGACTTCAGCTGGCACATCCTTGTGCCAATCCACCCAGGCTTTGGTATCTCCGCCCAGCGGATCGCGCGACACGGTGAATTCCTGGAGGGTGATGCGGTGCCGGTACTTGCCCGCCCGCCTCACGGTGCCACCCGCCGGTAGGGAAACATCAGGCGATCCACCGTGGGGTTCTCCACATGGATGGTGCCGGTGATGCCGGCCTCCCGGTTCGCATACAGGTCGCCCACCAGCAGCAGAATCGCCGCGCGCAGCGGTGCCGGCACAGGGCCGGGCACGGTGTCGAACAGCACCGGCCGATCACCAGCGGCGCTGGTCACGGCCGCAGGCTCTATCGGTAAGGGCGCGCACCTGTCGCCCACGGGGGTCCATTCATAGCTGGCCACCACCAGCGCGTAGGCCGTGGCGCGCTCCACCACTTCGCGAGCCGCCACGATCATGGCACCGATCAACAAGTCATCAGCGGCGTGGATCACTGCCAGGTGCGCTTTCGCTTCCTCCAGCGACACCGGCTCTTCAGTGGCTGGGATTCGCGTACGCAGCATGGATCAGCCCCCCTTTGCCAACGCGACCGCGTTGGGGTGGGTGTCGATGAAGCCGCCGGCCTCAATATCAGCGGCATGTGCGGAGTCGAACTCGCGCACATCACCGCAGCGGCCGAATGGACCGTCGCTCAACACCAGCGCCCGCACCGTTTCGCGTGCCTCCGGTGCCGGCAGCGCATCGGTCGTCGCCGCCGAAGGGCCGGGCTGGTCGCTGCCATCGGCGGCCCCGTTCGCCACGTCTGGCGGGTTCCCCACCAACGCTACCCCGGGATCGAGGGACGAACCTTCGCCGGCGGTGTCAAGTGCGGTGGCCGGCTCCACGGACGGTGCATCGCCCGGCGCGACCGCCGTGGGCTCGCCAATGGGTGCCGGCTGCGGTTTCTGCTTTGCCATGGTCTGTTCCTGGTGAGAGGGGAGCGCCCCGATGGACGCCCCCTGATGGACCGCGCTGGCCGTTAGGCCGCGGCGCCGTGCTGGAAGGTCTTGACGGCGCCGCCGACGTCGACCAGGTTGCCGCCGCTGCGCATCCAGGCAAGGAAGCCCACCTGCCCCTTCTTGACATAGGCGGAGTCGTTGAAGCGGAACAGCGTCACCGCCATCACGTCGCGGATCTTGTAGTAGCTGAAGTCACCGAACGCGATGGAACGCGCACCGGCTGCGGGACTGGCCATGTGCTGGTTGATCTCGATATCGCGGTTGAGCAGGCGGTCGGGGGCGCCGCCGGGATTGCCCTGCTCGTAGCCCGGCACGAAGATCGGGCGGCCGGTGTCGTCCTTCACCTTGCGCACCAGCTTCAGCATGTCGTCGTGGAACATCCATTTGCCGTTTGCCCGGTAGGCGGTATCGACGCTGTGTTCCAGGTCGATCAGATCGTCGTACAGGATCTGCGGAATTGCCGACACCAGGCCGATCCGGCCGTTGCTGGCGGCGGTGATCAGACCCATGGGCTGACCAACACCGGTGCCCGTGGTGTAGTGACGGTTGGTGACGCGGCCCAGGCGCGTCTGAAGGCGGTTGGTGATGAAGCCTTCGATATCCGCGCTGGTGTCCTGCAGAAGCTCCCACGGCACGGTGACCACCTTGGAGCTGTACTTGTGGACGGTGAGCCCCTTCGTACCGAACGCGACGTCTTCGTCGGTCGCCGACTGGTTCTCCGCGACGATCTCGCCCTCTTCCGAGGTGCCGTCGCTGGTCGGGTACTGCATCGGCTCGCCGCCGGCAGTGCTGAACACGTCGGCCACACGGCGCATGCCGCCGAAGTCCTTCAGCGCTTCCAGGATCTGCGACGCCAGGGTGGTGGGGACGGTGTAACCGCCCTGCTCCGGGTTCAGATTCGGGTTGCCGCTCATCGCGGCGTTGATCTGGGTCCAGTCCTCGGCGGTCAGCGCCTTGTCGCCGCCGCGCGCCCACTTGTCGAAGAGCTTGCGATCCTGCGGGCGATCACTGTTGTTCGGGGCCGGGTGTTCGCGTACGCCGGCATCGCGCAGGTGGTTCTCCGCCGTCAGGTCCATGACCTTCTGGTGACGCTCGATGGCGGCGTCGATGCGCTCGATATCGGCGATGTTTGCGTCGTACTTGGCCTGGTTCTCCGGGGTCCAGGCGTTGCCGTCGCCGGTGCTGGTGTCCAGCAGATTGCGGGTGTCCTTTGCCAGCGCGTTGCGGCGCTCCCGCTCGGCCTGAATGCTGAAAGTCATCGGTCTGTTTCCTTTGGGCGAAAAAAAACCGCCTCACGGCGGCTGATGAACTGCGGGCGGGAGTCGCTTACGCAGGCACGCGCTCGAGCAGCGCGAGGCGCCGATCAAGCCCGGTACGGTGGGCGGCGATGGCAGCGTCGTCATCGCGCGCGGTGTTCTTGGGCTTGGCCAAGGCGGCCGGGGCGTTGTTGTAGGCCGACAGGTCCCAGCTGTTGGCCGCGGCCTTCTTGCCCACGACCTCGA